CGGTTTGACCGGCAATATTAGATATGACCCCTTCATCCCCATGACACAGCACAAAGTTAGTGCCGGGTATTGCATAAGGCTGTTTTGCATAATAAATTCCTAAATCATCAAAACCCATAAATTTTGCATATTGCAACTCAGGTAATCCCATTAGTCCGGGTATGCGCTGAACTGCCTTGTATAACCGATCTGAATGATTTGATCTGCTAACTACATCTGTTTTTAATTCAAATAAAATATCCTGACATGTGGCTCTATCTTCATCCAGGGTTTGCATAAATGATTCGGCTTTACCATCTGCAAACCTAGAAATAGTATTGAAATCCATTTCATCACCAACATTTAAAACTAAATCAAATTTAAAAGCATTAACCAATTTCTTTAAGTTAGTTACCGCTTCTGTAAAGTGAAATGGAACTTGCAGGTCACTGACCACAAGATACCGAGCGTTAAATGACTTATCGCGCTTAATCTTCATCCTCGTCATCTGTTGGATCAATCCGGGGAACTATCTCATTTGGTTTATTTCCTGTAATCCAATCCGGGATTGATGTACCAGGTTCAGTAATTAACCAATAAGCAACTTCATTTGAAAATCCGGCGGCTTTGGCGGCGCGGTACATCTCATTAAGAGTTACATAATGAGTTTCAAGTTTGTTTAATTGTTCAGCCTTACGCGGCGCACGCCTTTTGCGCTTTGTTGTCTTATTAGTTTTTTTAGTGGCCATAGGTCAATTTTAGATCATACAAGCCCGCGAATAGCGCGCTCAACGCCTTCTTCTAGGCTAATTTTTGGTGTGTAGTAATCGCTCATCATGGTTGGATCACCTACCCGATACGCCACACCTGCCGGCTTATCGGTCAAAATCCTAAAATTTTGAGCCTTCTTTTCATAACCCAGGGTTTTCAATGCTATCTGCGCTAACTCTAAAAAGGTTGTAGGCCTGCCTGTACAAAGATTGATGGTTTGATTGCAATCATTTTTAACCATAGTTATTACTGCATCCACTATGTCATCAATATGAATAAAATCCCTAGTAGTAGTTGCCTTACCCCAAATATTAAAGGGGTTAGCGTTCATTATTGCGCGTTCAATAATTGATGGAAATGGATAATCTAAATCTTGATCTGTGCCATAACCGCTAAATGGTCTAAGTGTTAATACCTTTGTACCTTCTTCACGCAAGTAATTCATTAACATTTCACCGGTTAGTTTTGACCAACCATAAGACATATCCGGCTTACCCATTTTATTAAAGTTAATGTCTTTTTCTTTTAACTTTCGCTTCTTAGTTAATGTTTGTAATTCAGTTGGATAGGCGGCTGAAGATGAAAAATAAACTACATAAGGCTGTTCAGTACGCATTGCCCAGGTTGCAAACTCAGCATCAATTGCTAGATCAACAGCCAAAGCCAATGGTTCATTTTCAATCATTATACGGCCACCAACTACGGCGGCTAGGTGAATTACAAGATCATATTGTTTGTTATCCAATTGAAAAAATTTACGGCAATCAACACCATTTTTTAAATCTACTAAAGTCAGGTTAGCGTGTGGCAATGCACGCCTAAAGGCACGGCCAACAAACCCATGCGATCCAGTAATTAGTATGTTCATCTAAATTTTCTTACTAATTCTGCATACTCCACGCTTGCCAAATATTTTTGTAAAGTCAATAAATCATTTTCATACCATTTAGGTTGATTGACCCTGGCATAACCTTCATCCATTTCGGCTTTACCAGCAACCGGGTGTAAATGCTCAATAATTACATCAGGTAGGTATTTTAAATATTCTAAATCCAGGCCTAATTGTTTTACAAAGTTATCAAAGAATAAATGTACGCATCCAGGGAATGTCATACCGCGCAACTCATTTACTAAATCCCGGCTCATGCCAAAGGCTGTTGGCAAGTTAGCACCTTGCAATAAATCATCACCGTAAACTATTCCAGTGTTTTGACCTAACGCCTGAATAAAGGCTTTATCCCAACCCTGCGTTCTAGGAATGTGATCATCACCCATGAAAACAAAATAATCATATAAAGGAAATTTAGTAATATCCAACAAATAAACTGCACCGGTATTAAGAGATTTAGCACAACCACCTGTTTTATTGTCGGCAGGTAGTTTTTTATAGTTTTCACTTTTTGCGTACTCATTCCATTTTGGATCATCATTATCTATAATTACATATAGATCAGCCTCAGTATTTGTATCTTTAAAAGCCTGTGCCAACCGTTCGGCATTTTCAGGCCTACCCCTACTGGGTACAACCACACACATCTTCATGGCCATAGGGTAGGGGATCGGGCTGACTTACTTCTTAGATATTAGAATTTGGTACAGCGTGTCTAGTTTTTCCTCTATACGGGCAACCCTGCCTTCTAGGTTATGGCGGCCATTATTATCAGGTTTTAACTCACTCAGATAATGCTTTACCAGCCATCTAACGGTTGCCACTAATGCGCCTAAAATGGTTACCGTAGATACTGCAAAAGCCGCCCAATCGTTCATTGTCATTTACTATTGATTCCAAATGACTTGTCTTTAGGATCAAAATACCTGGCAAATGGCGCAACTAAAGCACCAGCCAAAATTGATAATTCAGGTTTAACATCTCCAATTAAAGCCAAGCCAGTTGTAACGGTAGCCGCCGCAACGCTTCTCAAATATGACTTAATAATCTCTTTTTGCTTTGTGGTCAATTTCATTTTAATCCTAACTCTTTTATTTTGTTTGTAACTTGATTTTGGTTTAACGCAATTTCAAAGTGCATATCATCTTTACGCTTCTTGTAATTGCCGCCCCAGGCTAAACCATATTTAGTTATGAGTAGGTTAATTATATTACGCTGATCCTTATTAAATGTATTTGACTTGCCTAATGGATGCTTAATTGCATTTAGGTCAATGGCTGTGCCGGATGAATGATTACTTAAAACCCGATCTGATCCCCTGGTCATGCGAAAGGCATAACCCCAATCATCTAATTGGCCTTGATCTATTGGCTCAACTAATTCATGGAATTCTTTGGCAAAATTTACAAGCAATGGCGCAACGGCTTTAGCACATGCAAACCTAATCTTTGTACCTGGCACTGTAAATGATTCAATGCCTAATGCCTTGCGATCCTCACTAGCCGGCCAACCGTTAGGGCTAGTGAGTTCTCTAATTGTTGCCATTTAATTATGATAACAATGCTTTGGCTTCTGATTCGGTAATTCCCAATCTTTTTAAAACATCAGCCTTAGTTTTTGCTTGCGCCGCTTCTTGCGCTTCTTTTTCAGCGCGATCCAGTTCCGCTTGTTGTCTTGCAGTTTCTAAATCAGCAATCTCCTCTGCTGTTAATTCAACAATACTGGTTTCACCTGTTGAACAATCTACGATTACTTTAGTTGGCATTTTTTCTCCTTTGTTAAGCGTTGGATATTCCGTACAAATAAAATGATGAGCCTGATACAAAGTCCTGACTATTACCACTGCTTAAAGTAATAGAACTGACTGCTGTTGTACTTCTATATAGTCCAGCACTTGCAGCATTTATATTTGCAGTAGTTGCATTTATTTCTGCTGCACCATTAACACTAACTGGTCTATTTTGGCTAGCCGTATATGACGGTATATAGATTTCTACATTTGAAAAAGTATTAGATGTGCTGGTATTGCTATTACTGGCATATGCACCAATTCTGTCTGTACTGGATTCGTTAAAACTGCCAGTAGTACCGTCTTGTCCATATAGATAAGTAGAAGAATACAAAGATGATGTATCTGAGTTTAAACGCACTCTCATAATGGAAGGATAAGCGTTTGCTGTACCAGCGTTTCTAGCACTAACCCTTACCACTAAATCCGTATAGGTAGCAGGTATTGCTGAGAAGGTAACAGATGCCGCACTTGATGTTAAAACATTTGAACTGATTAAAGTATATGTGGCTGGCATTTTAGGCTTTCAGTATTCCGTAGAGGGTGGCGGTAAAACCTGTTGTAAACTCATAAGTACCACTATTTGTTAATGAAACGCCAGTAATAGCAGAGGTAGAACGATATAATCCAACCGTCCTTACAGTCTGTCCTGACCCATTTTGGTCGCCAGCAAAATCTATTAAACAAGTCTTAAAGGTAGAACCTGCGTAAGAAAATATATCTATTGTTGCCATAAATGGATTTGCACCAATACCCGCGTCTTGACCTTGAATCTCCATCCAAGATGCGCTTGTATTTCTATTACTATTTGCAGCAGAACCATTGCCTCTTAAATAAGTAAAAGAATATAAAGCACTACTATCTGCATTAAATTGTAATTTAGGATATTGAGATGAAGTGCCAGTAGATGAACCAGCAACCACTAATCTGAGATCGGTATATCCTGAACCTATTGAAGTGAAACTAATTGAAGCATTATTACTACCCAAAGTAGTTGATGCAATTTTCTCATAAGTGGCTGGCATTATGCACCTTTAATTCCATAGAGGGCGAAGGTTGTAGATGTAGTCCAGTTGGTGCCATCTGCGGTTAAGGTAATTGTGCTTATTGCACTTGTAGATAACCATAAACCTGAAATCAAAAATATATTTCCTGCACCATTTCTATCGCTACCACAAAATCCCCTAGCAGTTTTATATTTAGAAGTGTCTGCATAATCTATAATATCAAGAATAGATACAGCATTCATATTGGCATAAGTTGCATCACTTGATAAATTAGAACCTCTAAACTTAAAAAATGCGTTTACTCCAGTTGCCTCACCTTGAGCGGTTGCAGCCGTACCCGTGCCCTGTAAATTATGTTGCGTGTAATTATTGCCAGTATCAGAGTTAAACCTTACTCTTGTTGGTAATTCAAATGCACCGGCAGAATAAGTATCTTTAGCAATACCTCTAATTTGTAAATGTTTGTAAGTACTAGGTATTGAACTAAAGGTAATTACTCCACTTGAACCTGTGCCAGTAGCACTGGCAATAGATTCAAACGAACCAGTAGCAGCCGCTACCCCGCCACTATCTAATATCCCTAAAATTAGTGACATTAGGAAATGCCACCCACAATATACCAACTGTCGGTACTGACTTTAATTAAACTTGCGGCTTTGTATTGTGTTGTAATTACCGGGCTAGTTGCAACCGCACCGGCTGAAGCAATAGTAACTCCTGCACCTTGCGTGATAGATACTGTACCGGCTGATCCAATTTTAATAACATTTACAACTGTTCCCGTAGTCATAGCCACACTTGAATAAGGCGGTATTGTAATTGTGGTTGATCCAGTGTTTGAATATGTAATTAGTTTGTTATCTGCATCAGCCAACACCAATGTATCTGATGTTGTAGTAACTGCTCTTACTGACAGGTTTGCGATACTGTTCATTTGAGCCGCTGTTAATACCTGACCAACTGAAAAGGTTGCCATCTATAATCTCCTAATAGGCCAATGAATCTTGATCTAAAATTCCATCAACGGTAGAGTCTAGCAAAATTCCTGATGCAAAAGGTTGAGCGCAAGTAAAAGTTACAAGAAAAGATTTAGGCGTTATTTGGTAGGTAAGGCCGGCAATAACGCTATCTGTTACCACATTCCCGGCAGGCAGGGTTTGTGTAACTTGGATTGGGTAGAACATGTCTAGGTTCAAAGCGGCCACAACACGGCTAGGATCATCCTCACCAAAAGCATCAACGGTTAATGAATTAAGTTGTATATCAACGCCTTGTTCTTTTCTTGAAGCAATTATCATTTGTGCTTGATTTAAAGCATCTGTGGTTGTTTGCATTATTCCGCTTCTTACGCGGCTATGC